GATCCCGATACCACGTCGATCGCATCTGCCCTAAGCCGTAATGACTACCGTTGCGAGCCTTGTAGTTCCATGTGCTCTCACGATGTATCAGCTCAACGTAACACTCGAACTCAGACCAATTCTTTATCTGATTATGAGCATATAGCTTCAAATTCATAGAATGGTTTTTCCAACCATAAGCATTTTGCACGCTATTTGAAAGAATGATGAATAACGCCAAAAGCGTAATAAATAGAGGTCGCCCGATCGCTAGTGCCCCCGCTCGGGCTCCGACCCCGCGGGTTGGCACGCTAAGCGTACCAGCCTCGTCAAGTCCATTTACATAACCGCAGGTCAGACGGCGTGTCGTTTTCATGCTGCCTCATCTTTCGGATAGCAATCTTCACATAGTTCACGCATATAAACCCATTTTCCGCACATCAGGCAACGTTGGACTCGCTTATCGCGCTCCATAGCCAGCCGCCTTCAATAGATGGATCAAGTCATCGAACGTCAGAATGGCGACCCAATCGCCAATCGCCTTCTCGCCTTGCCCATTCATGCGAAGCACCCCAACGCCTAAACCTGTCTCGCGTCGCCTTCTTTTGAGCTGAGCCATAGTCTCGCTAATTGGTAGTCCGGCGCGAGCCTTGACCTCAATATCCAGGTGAGGAATCCCCAAGACATCAGAGCCAGAAGCCGCCATAGACGTAACATGAGCGGTGTGGAAACCCTGCCTAACGAGGTAATCAGCCACCACCTTTTCAGACTCTCGACCACGTTGCCTCCTACTCATGCCCAAGCCGTTTCGTAGTGCTCTTGGCAAGCCCAATTGAAATCGAATGGATCTTCCTCATGCATTTGAACCCTGAAACCGGCGTAACTAACCAAATCGACACCGCACCAATCACATTTCACCGGTTGCTTATTGGGTTCGCCCGTCCGGTCGATGCTAGTCATTAGCTCGACCTTCAAAGACCCATTTACCGCCTACCATCTTGCCCCACTTGGGCTCGCATTGCTCAGCCTTGCGTGGTGATCCGCAGACATATCCGCAATAAGGCTTACCAGCCTTTGAGGTTCCTTCTTTGCGTAGCATGTCGCCATGAGCGCATTTGAAGCCTTCAATCGATGCTCCTAGCTGCGCCTGGAGATCAGCGATAAAGGTTCCGGTATCTTCAAACGCCTTCGTTTCGACGTCATCCCAGACGACGGTTTCGGGTTCGTTTGGAACCTCTTTGACTTCGTCCTTTGGCTTGAATGGATGTTTGACTACCGGTGAATCCCCACGGACTACCTTCGCCATTTCCTCTCGGCTTGGTCGCTTTCCCTTTGCAGCGTATCCAGCGTTAGCGAGAGCGCGCCCAATAGCCGACGTTTCTGCGTTTTCCAAAGCCGAAGTAGAATTGACGCCTCGATCAGTAACAGTTTCCTCTGCCATGCCGTTCGCATAGGGAACCGGATCCTCATCGTCTCGATAGAGGTAAGCGCAGACGATAAAGCGATTTCCTTCGTATGTGACCAGCTCAGTTTCAATGCGACCCAACGGATGCCCTTCCCACCAAGCCCGAAGTCGATCCTCCACCGGTTCATAGTCGTTTAGGTTCCATGCCATTCAATTCTTCCCTTCCTAGTGCGTAGTCCAACTGCTCGCGAAATGTCCAGACCTTGCCGGATCCATCGACTTGGCATTCGTTAGCGCATGGCTGGCAATATGCCTTAGTTCTGCCACGTCGCTCCTTAGTCTCGCTGATGACGATCCAGCGAGCTGGCGTCATGGCACGAGTGTGCCACTCCGCACCGACCTTCCCATAGCGTATTTTGCAAATGTCGCACCAAATCTTGGTGTCGTGGTTGGCTCTAATAGGCATCGAACTCAGTTGGGTCGGTGGTTGATAGTTCGGCAGCAAGTGCGAGATAGGCGACACCGTCCACGTATCCGTCACGTCCTCGATGACCTGGCGTTTCAGCAAGTCGAGAGACTTTGAGTAATGCCATACAGACCGCGACCTGGTCAGGCGTAATCGGGAAATCCAGATAAGCCGACCATAGTTTCGAGATACGTAAATGGTTGATGTAAGGATGACCGTAAATCGCCCCTCGATCACCTCGGATCGCATTAGCTTCTTTCAGAATGTCGTGCGCTGCGATTGTTTTCGGCGAGTCGTTTTCCATCCTTGAACCCTTTCCAATAGAAGTTTTCGGTAAGTGCGGTGTAAAGCAAGCCCAAAATGGGAATTGCTATTAGTGCGATGATGTAATAAATGGCTAATGGGTCGAAGCTGATAGCGGTCATGATTGCAACGCCTTAGCTTCTGCCTTCTCAAAAATCTCTTTACGCTCTTCAGCTTCCAAACTAGCCATATAACGGCACAAGCAAAAAAGCCCATCCGCGAACTTCGGATGTCCTGATTGATAACAGTCGCGCTTCAATAAAGCGAATTTTCTTCGCCTCTTTCGTCTGTTCATAATTTCCCGATTCTGCCGGTGGTTTGTCCGGCAGGAGAAGGCTAAGCCCTAAGCGCGTGGGTGACGTGGGTGTGTTGATAACGATTTCATAACGAAATCAGTCGCCGCATCAAAGTCGTCAATATGGTCGTCGATCGTGCGGTGAATGTCCACCCAGGGCTCAACCATAAACCTTACCCTCGACCATGAATGAGCCGTCCTTCTCGATCGGCACGAATACCGGCGTGACCTTGCCTTTGGATTCGTAAATCAGCCCAAAACCCTGCTGCCAATTACCGGCTCCACCTTTGAGATATTTGGCGTCCTTGAAATTCATCAGGTTTCCGACCTCGAAGCCCCAGAGAATACCCCCTAAAACGCCTCCAGAAGCCATTGTAAGCCCCGAAAGCCCTGCCCTATGGGTATGACCGCAGACCACCGATTTTCCATGCCTTAGAGCCAATCCTAAGGCTGTTTGACCACCCTTCTGGGATACCTGCCCCTCATCGCCATGAAGCACGATCCAACCCTTAGCAATCGGCATAGGGTCGCGGTGGAATTTGATACCTAGCTCGGGAAGCCCTAGCCAATTCTCGAACTGCAATTCGGGCAAAGCGGCTAAGGCTGGAAGCCTGGTTTTGATGGAGTTATATAACCGGTCGGTGTGATTCGAGCGCACCATATCGGTCACTCGAAGGTCGAAAAGAACCTCCTGAGTAATCCGGCGGTCGCGATCGAGTGTGCCAGCGAATTCCCCTGCCAAGCCACGTTCCCATCGGGAGAGCTGAGGGAGGTCAATTTCATCGCCGACGGTGGCGACTCGGTCGGGTTTCCATCGTTTGATGAAGGCTGCGACGTTTCGGACGGCTTTTGAGTCATGATAAGGAATTTGGAGATCGCTGATTACAACGGTTCGCCTAATAGTCTTCTTCTTCCTCGTCGTCATCGTCCTCAATCGGACGCTCGGGAGCAGCAATTACCCAATCGGGTAAGGATTGCTCGAGAACGTAAGAAGTGATCAACGCATCCTCCCAGCCTGCGCGTCTCATCGACTCGGTGGCTTCGTGGATTTTGATCGCCCAAAGATCGAGGGCGGTGATTGGTTTGGTTCGCTTAGCGGCTCGTTCTTTTGCGCGCAGGCTTGCGAGCTTTTGCGCCTTTGTCTTTCTTTGAGCCATGGGAACCCCTTTCGGTCATAATGGTCGCATAGATGTCTGACTGACGTTCGGTCAACACGCCGATTTCAGCTTCGATGCGATCCATCCGTTGAAATAGTTGACTGCCAATTTCGAGGACGAACTGACGGACCGTCCATCGTAACGCTGCAATAAAGCCGGTCAGAATCGCCATCACGCCAGCGATCAACGCGACCCATTCCTGGGAGGTCACTTTTTATAAGGCTTCGCGTATCCAAAGACACCGGAAACGACCGCCCAAAGGACGGCTCGGTAGTCGAGCTCGAAGTTGGTCGCTGCCCAGGCTGCAAGGAACGCACCTGCGGCAAGAACGATGGGATGCTTCATGTAGTCGGTCACGGTTATCCAATCAAGGGAATATCAAAGAATGATCCGTCTCGATCACCCTTCGCGCTGAATGAGACATGGATATGCGAGTGATGAGGGTTCACACCCTTATACGGTCGCCATTTCCATAACCCGATTCCCGAGGCAATCTTTCCAGCATGGATCACATATTTGATCCGCTTGTCTTTGCGAGCATGACGCCGGATTTGGTCTGCGAGATAGAGCGACGTGTTCGTGTCGTCTAAGTTTGCATCGATGTCTATAGCTCGAACGACTCCGTTTCTTCTAGGAGCGTGATCAGACTTCGAATCATGGCGAGCGTCAGCAATCCAGCCGTCACTACGACGGTCGCGCTCAGGAAAACTATTGTCGACTTGTTCACGCATTTGCCTTCCTGCATGGCATAGCCAGGGCTTAGCCGAGGATGAGTTTCGCTTCATCTTCCGTCAGTCCTAGACGCTCCAAAATCTCAGCACGTCGAGCTGCCTTTTCTGCGGCTTCGTTAGCTTCATCCGCTTGAATTGCTTTGATTGCGTCAGCAACTTCTTTTGCGGTTGGTGGTTCGCCTTCTAATACATCCCAGGTGATGCGATCCAAATCGCTATCAATAATTGAAAAT